CACTTTTAAACCCTTTACCTACCAAAAACCTCATCATGCCACGCCAAACTACCCCAACCCCCGCAGTTGTTGACAACACCAACCCCGCTGACTTTGCAGCTCTAAGCGCCAGCGCAAACGGGCTGACAGCCTTGCAGCAAGGCTATGGGCAAGGCCGCGACCTTGTAAACCAATTGCTGGGGCAGGCTCAGGCCTTCCAAGCGGCGGGTAATTTACTCCAAACGTTTGGAGTTTCAAAACTGGCCGTCGTCAAAGAAAACAAGCTATATCAACAACTTGCGGGCTCAAAGACTCCAAACGGTTTGGAGTTAAAGGGTACTTGGGCCGAATTTTGTGGGCTGCTTGGGGTCTCCGACGAAAAAGCCAATCAAGACATTGCAAACCTACAAGCCTTCGGCGAAGCTGCGCTTGAGCAAATGCAGCGAGTGGGCATTGGCTATCGCGATTTGCGTCAATTTCGCAAGCTGCCCACCGACCAAAAAACAGCCCTGATCGAGGCCGCCAAGGCCGGTGACAAAGATACTTTGTTGGAGTTGGCCGAGGATTTGATTGCTAAACACGCCAAAGAAAAAGAAGTATTAACTGATGAGTTAGCCGAACTCAAAGCCGACAACCAGGCCAAAGACGAAGTGCTAGACGCTACGCAGCAAAAGCTCACCAAGGCGCAGCTTGCAGCCAAAAAGAAAGTGGTGGCCGACACCGACTGGCCCGATGCTTTACAGCCCCTGGCCGACCAAGTGGCTGCAGCGGGCCGCAAAGTGGCGCAGGGCTTGAGCGAGTTAGAGATTTGCCGCATTACCCTGTTTGACACCATGCACAGCCTGGGCGAAGAAGAGCAAGCCAAGTTTGCTGGGGCGATGGCCCACATTGCCGACGTGTACGAAGAGACGCTTGATCGCTCCAAAAACACGCTTGCCAAAGAGCGCAGCACCTTTGACAAAACTTTAGGCGACTACGGCAACGAGGCCGGGGCCTAAGCCCCCCAGGTGCAAACGTGAGCACAGGTACAGACATGGTCGCACAACTCACCCCCGAGGCGCTGCAAGACTTAATGGCTCTGCGCGCGCGCATTGAAGCCGCGCCGCACGGCAGCAGCACAGCCCTGGTGCATGAGTTTGCCGCACGCACGGGCAAAAACCCCAACACCATTTACACATGGCTCAAGGCCCACGCGGGCTTTAAGCCAGCGCGCAAAAAACGCAGTGACGCAGGCAAAACGGCCCTGCCAGAGGACACGCTGCACTTTATAGCAGCCGCCAAAAAAGAGGCCCTGCGCGGCAATGGCAAGGCCACGCTGCCCACGGCTGTGGCGATGAACATTGCGCATGTCAATGGCATTGAAGTGCCTGTGAGCGAGAGCCGGGTAAACGCTGTGCTGCGTGAGCGCAGGCTAGACCTCAAGGCCCAGGCTGTGGCGCGCAGTCACATCCAGCTGCGCACCGAGTACCCCAACCAACTGCACCAAATTGACCCCTCGCTGTGCTTGATTTACTACACCCCCAAGGGCCAAGCCATCATGCGCGACGAGGAGTTTTACAAAAACAAGCCCGCAGCACTAGACAAGGTGCGGCTCAAGGTGTGGCGCTACGTGCGCTATGACCACGCGAGCGGCTGCATAGACGTGCGCTACTTTGAGGCCGCTGGCGAAAACCAACAATCGCTGTTTGATTTTTTACTCTGGACTTGGGGCCAACAAGCTAACCGCTTGAGCTTTGGCGTGTGCAAGGGTTTGCTGTGGGACAAAGGCAGCGCCAACACCAGCCACGGCATAAAAAACTTGCTCGACGCGATGGGTGTGCAACACCAAACCCACGCTCAAGGCCATTCTTGGGGCAAGGGCGGTGTTGAGCAGGGCAACAACTTGGTAGAGACCCATTTTGAAAGCCGCCTGCGCTTTGAGCCCGTGGACAGCGTGGCCCAGCTCAACGCCGCCGCAGAGGCCTGGGTGCGCGACTTTAATGCCAACAACATCACCCATGTGGACTGCCGTGTGCGCCGGGGCAGTGGCGAGCCAATGGTGCGCGACGACCTGTGGCAGCTCATCATGCGCACGCCCGGCGCGCTGGTGGCTATGCCAGAGCGCGACGTGTGCGCCTGGTTTATGGTCGGCCAAGACCACACCCGTTTGGTGCGCGATTTGCGCATCAGCTTTGCACACCCCGAGATTAAAGCCAGCCGCAGCTACGACCTATCGGCCTATGCAGAGTTTTTGGGTAATGGGCAAAAGCTCAAAGTCACCCCGGTGTTGCTGCAAGGCGGCGCGCTGCGCGTAGAGATTGAGCGCTTGGGTAAAGAGCCCCTGCTGGTGCAAGTGGCCCCCGACAATGCCTTTGACGACTTTGGTCGACCTTTAAGCGCCACAGTGGTGGGCGACTACGCCAAAGCCCCGCAAAGCGCCGCCGAAGCTGCATCCGACAAGCTGGCTGCAACAGCCTGGGGCCAAGGCACCACGGCAGACATGGCCGAAGACCTGCGCGCCAAACAAAGCAGGCCGTTTGCTCACCTCAATGATGGCAAAGGCCTTGTGGCCCATAGCCACCTGGGCCAAGGCGAGCTACCTACCCGCCTCATGCCTACCGCTGCTGAGTTGTCTACAGCGCAACTGCAACAACACGCCCTGGTTGTGCCCAAGGCACAAATCATGCTCACCGTGCCCGAGGCCGTGCGCAGCATCAAAGCCGCCTTTGCCGAACTGGGCCACGATGCCCCGGCAGACTTGTACGCCCAAATCAGCGCCGCGCACCCCAGCGGCCATGTGCCGGGCGCTTGGGCAGACACCTGGGCCGCCAACCATGTGGCCGCAGCCACGCAGGCTACGGGCACGCACGAGCCCAAAGGCTTTGGTCTTAGGAGGGTCAAGTAATGGCCGCGCTAAACACCCAAACCACGCCACTGCGCCGCCTGCTGGGGCAGCACCACATCAAGCTGGCGCATGCCGCCAAGGCTTGCGGCTTGAGCGTAGGTGCATTTAACAAACTGGTCAATTTGGGCCAGTGGCCCAAAGACGCCGAGCGCTGCGAGCGCATCAAACAAAGCCTACAGGCACTGCTGCCTGTAGACCTTGCCCTAGTGATTCAAAACCCCGGCCAGGGCTCGAATCACACATCCACCCCCGAAGCCACTCCAGAGAAGGAAACAGACATGTTACTGCAAAAGCAAAGTTTAAGCAGCGCTGCGCGCGAGCACTTTGGCATCATCCGCCACCCGTTTGAGCAAGACATTACCGAGGCCCGCGATATATGGGCGTCTAAGCACATCCGCTACATCCGCGAGAGCATTTGGCAAGCCGCCAAGCACGGCGGGGCCTTTATCGGCCTGATTGGCGAGAGCGGCAGCGGCAAGACCACCCTGGTGGCCGACTTTAAAGACCGCTTGCAGCGCGAGGGCAAAAACGTCGTGATCATTGAGCCCAGCGTGCTCTATATGGAAGACAACGACGCGAAGGGCCGCACGCTCAAGAGTGCGCAAATCATTGAGGCCATTGTGAGCACTCTGGCCCCCACCGAAAAGCTGCGCCGCAGCCCCGAGGCGCGAGACCGCCAAATGCGCCAACTGCTCACCAGCGGCTACCGCTCGGGCCAGCGGCATGTGCTCCTCATTGAAGAAGCCCACTGCATGCCCACGCACACGCTTAAACATTTAAAGCGCTTTTTAGAGCTGCTGGATGGCTTGGCTCCTCTGCTCAGCATTGTGCTGGTCGGCCAGCCCGAGCTGCGCCAGCGCCTAGGCGTGCACAACGCCAACGTGCGTGAAGTGGCGCAGCGCATCGAGTTCATTGAGCTGCATGCGCTCGACAACGACTTGGCCGCTTACCTCAAATTTAAGTTTGAGCGCGTTGAGCTAGACGTGAGCAAAGTGCTGGCCCCCAACGCCATAGACGCACTGCGCGAGCGCCTCACATTCGGCAAACGCGCCACTGCGCAAGGCAAACCAACAGCGGTAAGCCTGAGCTACCCACTGGCAGTAGCCAACGCCGTCATAGCCGCCATGAACGCCGCAGCCGCGCTAGGCGCGCCCGTGGTTGACGCGGCCATTGTTAAAGATATTTAACTAAAGGGCGCACCATGAACCACTTAAACAATGCCTATGTACCCAGCAGCCTAGAGCCTAAGCCAGAGCGCCTGCGCCGCTTTGCACGCAAGGCTTGGGACAAATTTAAAACCTTGCTCGCGCTAGTCATTTTTATTGGCCCTAGCGTGGCTGCCGGATTGTCTCAGTGCAGCGCAGACGAAGAGCTTGTGACAGCCAAAAATTTGGCTTACGCCAAAGGCTATTGCGCAGCGCAAGCCAGGGCGGGCGTCGAGCAAGAAGAGTTTTGCCGGAGGCCCCAATGAACAACCCCATCGGCAAAAACCTCTATCAGATCACGATCAAATTTCCGGACAAAACCGTGGCGACCCTGTGGGACTATTACGCCAATCCAATAGACGCCGCAGCGGCCTATGGCGAGAAGTTTCCGGGCGCAAAGATCGAGGTGCGGTCATGAGCGCGGCAGCACAAGAAACCTCGCGCATGGGGCGCTTGGTCATCGGTCGGCGCATGGACGGCGCGACTTACCGCGAGACCACTCTTTACCTCGAAATCATCAATGCCATGTTTGATGGCCCAGGTGCGGGCGAGAGCTTTGGCCCGGCCACGATAGAGCAAGTTGCAAAGCATTTACAGCGGCCCTACGAGCAGGTGCGCAAGTTAATGACCGCGATGTGGGCTCGGCGTTTATTACAGCGCAAGCGGGTATCCCAAAGCTGCCATGTAGTCGGCCCTCCTCGTTTTAGCTATCGGCTTAGCGAGTCCGGCACGCTTTTTTATCTGACCCAAAGCGGCGTCGGTGTGATCGCCGATTAACCCAAAGAAAGCGCCAGCATGAACGCCACTACTCAAACCGCGACCCGCAACCTGCCCACACAGCTTGTCTATCACCACCTGAGCCGCTATGTCGGCAAAGACAACGGCATCCACGTGCGCCAGCTCGTAATGGCCACTGGCATGAGCGAGCGCGACATTCGCTCGGCAGTGAGCAAGCTGCGCGAAGAAGGCGTGGCCGTAGTCGCCACGCCAGAGTCTGGCTACTACATCGCCGAGACGCCGGATGAGCTGGCCGAGTGCTGCCGCTTTTTGCGCAGCCGCGCCATGCACACCCTGCACATTGAAGCGCGCCTACGCCAATGCAGCATGGCCGAGCTGCTTGGTCAGCTGAGCCTAGACATAGCTGAGCCAGCGACCGACATGCCCGTCAACGTGATCACCCAATTTATTCAAACCAACCGAAAGGAACCTAATGGCTACCAAAGCTAAAGCCCCGGCACAAATCTACGCGTGCCAAAGCAAAAATGAAACCATGACCGCCATTGGAGAGCTGGGTAATGTGCAGCGCGACTTGCTGCGCATCGAAGCCGCCATCAATGACGAAGTGGCTGCGGCCACGGCCAAACGCCAGGCAGAAATTGACGCCCTCAAAACGCGTCAAGCCAACCTCACTCGAGGCATCCAAACATGGTGCGAAGCCAACCGCGCCGAGCTGTGCGCCGACGGCGGAAAAACCGCCAACTTGGTAACGGGCGAAGTGAGCTGGCGCAAGCGCCCACCCAGCGTCACCGTGCGCGCAGCGGACAAAGTGATCAGCACGCTCAAGAGCTTGGGCCTAACGCAGTTTTTGCGCGTCAAAGAAGAGGTCAACAAAGAAGCGATGTTGGCCGCGCCCGCCAAGGTTTCGGGCATTGCAGGCATCAGCATCGTGACCGACGTTGAAGATTTTGCAGTGCTCCCCTTTGAAATTGAGGTAACCGCATGAGCGCGCTGCCAAGCTCCATCGACGCCGCCAAGGGGCGCATGCAATACCAAGCCGCCATGCGCCGCCCCATGTGCGGCAACTGCCAGCACGTCATTGTCAACAACACCTACCTGAGCTGCGGCAAAGGCGGCTTTTTTACCACCCGCTACGCGATCTGCGCTGAGCATGTGCGCGAACAAAAACAAGGGGCCAAAGCATGAAAATCGTAATCGACTCCCCGATGGATGTGACTAAACCCATTGGCACGTTGCACCCGAAAGGGACGGAGTTCGTGCGCATACGTGTTGGCTCCATGTCAACCGATGGGCTCTTATTTGAGCTGAGCACACCATCCCCCGGACTGCCTCTTGTTCTTTGCTTCAAAACCAAGCGCTACTTTTCGCTGAACTGGGAGCAAATTTGCGAATTGGCCATCGAAGCTGGATTGGGAAAGGACGGCTTATGAAGTCCTACGAGCAACTGGCCGTTGCAGCTTACCAAGCTTATTGCAAGCAGTACGGCGGCAAAGAACTAGACGGCTCCCGCGTCGTGGACATGCCCGCATGGGGCGATCTGGATCCACAAAAGCAAGAGGCTTGGCACGCAGCCGTCAAACAAGTGGTGGCCGATTACGCCGCCATTCACTAATTTATTTTCACATTTAGGAATCTTATGTTCTCAATTTTAAAAAGTGCATTTTTCTTGTTTTTGATTTCAACATCTCTTGGGTTTGGAGTCTTTCTTTCTGGCTATTTTTATTTTCGTGAGTCCGTGGATATAGGCCTATTTGCAACCATTTTCATGGTTGGAATGCTTGCTGCCCTTGTCATGCAAATAGCGGCAGAAGTCGCAGTAAGACGGCTGAAGCGCAAAGCAGCCGGGGGCAAGCTGGGCTTGCCACGCTGAGTCCTTGAGTCATCAATCACTAGGAGCAAATCATGACTGATTTTGTTGTCACCGAGATACCCGCAGCGCCAGCCAGCACGTCTGGCAATGAACGATTTGACGCGCTGGCGCAGGCGGGCTACGAAGCTTTTGTCAAAGCCATGAAAGTGGATCCAGCGTTTAGCTGGCCCAGCTGGGCAGATACGCCGCCAAAACAAAAGGAGCCTTGGCTTGAGTGCGCCAAAGCCATTGCAGCGCGGCTGGCGTTGCGTTAAGAAATATTGAAGGAATAAGGAATCACATCATGACCTACGAACAACTCGAAGCGGCCTTACAAGCATTTTTTGGCAACACCAAAGTGCGCCCCGAAGAAACATTGAATGGTCTTCGCAACATTATTGATTCGGCTCAGACGATGGTTGAGGCTTTGGAGTCAGAGCAAGAAAAAGGCTAATCAGTTTTCTCCTGCGCGTTGATCGGCGCTTTCCCCTGGGCCTTGTGCTCAGGGGCTTTTTGAAAGCCTCTTAATGACTGTTTGAGAGGCTCTTAAAAGGACTGTAAACATCATGAAAACTCTACTTTATTGGCTCTCTGGCCGCTTGCCCTGCCGCATCATTAGTGACGACGGCACGCCCTACCTAGAGCGCTATTACGTCGGCACATTATTTAATGTGCGCTTCTACCTGCAACGCTTTGTCGGCAGCGACCCAGCCCTTAGGCTGCACGGTCACCCTTGGGCGTGGGCGCGGTCAATCGTGCTGTCGGGCTTTTATTTTGAAGAGCGACGAGACGGCAAGCTGCATGAAGTGCGCTGGTTTAACAAGCTATCGGGTGATGCGTTTCATAGGGTTGTACTTCCCATCATTGGCGATCGAATTTTCCCAATGCAAACACCAATGCGTAAGCCTATTGAGCAGCCATGCTGGATGCTGTTTTTTCACTCCGCCGATTACTCCAAGCCTTGGGCCTTTATGAAGATGAAAAACAGTACGGGTTTAGCGAATTGGACGCCCTTGAATCGGCCGGGCGATGGAGGTGGCAGCAGCAAGCCCTGGCGGCTAAGAGCCCCAAAGGGCCGTGACGAACCAAGGCGCGCCGGGAAAGACGGTGCGCTATGAACCACATCGCAGCGATCCACACCTTGAAAACAAAGCTAGGCATACCCGATGCGGACTACCGCTATGTGTTGATGCATGTCTCGGGCGGTAAGTCGTCTTGTAAAGCAATGAACCCTACCGAGCTTGCCAAAGTGCGGGCGCATTTTGATGGGTTGGCTAAGGCTCGTGGCATTGCTACGGTGCCGGGCGCGGCGCGGCGCGCTGCCTCGGGCCAGGGCTTTGCGCCTGCTGTGCGGCCGCTAGAGCGCAAGGTGTGGGCGCTGTGGAGTGCTCTGGGCAAGGCGGGCAAGCTTGACAAGCCCGGCCCAATTGGCCTGCGCGGCTTTGTGCAGCGACAGTGCGACGTGACCGATGTGCGCTTTTGCTCAGACGCTCAACTGCATAGCCTGGTTGAGTCGCTCAAGCTTTGGGGCGGGCGTGAGGGGGTGTGTGTTGACACTGCAACGGGTTTTATGGCGGTGCGCAAACCCGTTAAAGCAAAGCGCGCCAGCAAACAAGCCGCCAATTCTTAAGGTTTAAAAATGAGCACCACCAAGCCTGCATTGCATGCCAATAAGCCTAAGTCGACCGAGTTCATGGCCTTTCCGCCAGAATACCCCGAGGTCATGGCGCAGGTGTGCAATATTATTTTTCGTCAGGCGGTTGAACAGTTGGGGGTTGACGCCAACTGCGCCAAAGAGTTTGCATTTAGCACCACCGAGCAAGTGCGGGCCGACATGGGTGGGGCCATGCTTTATTTTCCGCGCGGGCTTAGCTACACCTTGTCGCAGCGCGACGAAGAGATTTACAAACAATGGCTAGGCCACAACTTTAAAGAGCTGGCAACCCGCTACCACTTAACCGAGCAGCAAATTCGCAACGTGGTTAAGCGTGGCCGCCTGCGAGACCGCGCCCGGCGGCAGCAAAAGCTAGATTTTTAAGCTGCCCTCAAACGCTTTTTAATAAAGCGTTTTAATTCAACAAAACATGCATGGCGGCCAAACTTGCTGCCATGCAAGACATTCAACTCTCCCCCAACTTTTTGCTGAGCGAATTTACCGCCAGCAGCGCAGCGGCCCGCAATGGCCTTAAAAACGAGCCCCTTGGTTATCAGCTAGACAACCTGCGTCGCTTAGCCAACAAAATGCAATCCATTCGCGGCTTTGTGCTGCATGGGGCAGCGGTCAGCATCATCTCCGGCTTGCGCACCGATCAGGTCAACGCCATTGTGGGTGGTGTAGCAACCAGTCAACACAAAGAGGGCTTAGCAGCCGATTTCATTGCCCCCGGGTTTGGCACACCACGTCAGATTTGCCAAGCCATTATTGATGCCGGCATCACCTTCGACCAGCTTATTTTTGAGGGAACTTGGGTGCACCTGAGCATCGCAGCTGAGGGAGCTGCTTGGCGCAACGAGGTATTGACTGCGGTTTTTGAGCCCTGCAAGAAACCAAAATATCTGAAAGGCCTCGTATGAACCCCTTACTCATCACCCCCATTTTTGACCTTGTCAAAGCCGCTTTAAACAAAGTATGGCCCGACCCCGCTGCCCAGGCCGAGGCCGAACGCAAGCTGCTTGAGCTTGAGCAGGCGGGCTTGTTTAAACAGCTTGATGCCGACTTGCAAATAGCCCTGGCGCAAGCCGCCACCAACACAGCCGAGGCACAGAGCAGCAGCTTGTTTAAGTCAGGCTGGCGGCCATTTGTGGGCTGGGTGTGCGGCTGTGGCTTGGCTTATCAGCTGTTGCTGCGCCCGCTGTTGCAAATGCTCATTAATCTTTGTGGAGTGCAGAATGTGACCCTCATCTCGCTTGAGATGGAGACCCTCAGCACCTTGCTGTTTGGCATGCTGGGCTTGGGCGCTATGCGCAGTTTTGAAAAGTCAAAAGGCGTGGCATGAGCGCATCGTTCACCACGCCAGCAGGCCGGGCAATACGACGCAACGACCGCCATCAACATGGGCCGGAGCAGCACTAAATGGCTGATATTTCAGACAAGGCCACGGACAGAGAGGCCGAGCTGCTGAGCGACGCCCTACTAGAGCAGCGCTTGCGAGCCGCCAAAAACAAAGCCGCCCAATCCTTGCCCGAGTGCGCCGAGTGTGGTGACGACATCCCGACCCAGCGCCAAAAAGCCGTGCCCGGTGTGCGCTTGTGTGTGGCTTGCCAAGCTCGCACCGAGCATTTTGATGCTTTTAAAAATACGGGTCTCAGACTCTTTATGAAGCCTAGAAAAAAGGCCAAAACTTCATGAATAACATCGATTTGCGGCTACTGACCGACATCTTGCAGTGGGCCATTTTGGGCGTCCTGAGCTTCGTCAATTTTGTGCGCAAGCCTGGCGAGCAGGCAGTGCGAGAAATATCGGACTTGCGCGAACGGGTAGTGCGCATTGAAGCCAATTTTGACGCCGTGCGTGAAGACCAAAAATCCATCAAGCTGTCGCTGCACCGCATTGAAGATTTTTTAATGAATAACAAACCCCGCGACTGAGCGCGAGAAGAACACCAAGACTGCTTAAACCATGAGTCAAACTTACTCAAATTTTCTTGCTGCTGACCGCCGCCTGCGCACCCTCTGCGTGCTTGAGCAAGTAGGCGCTTTTGGTGCAAATCACGAAGTCATTCACGACTGCTTAGTGCCGCTCGGTCACTCTGCAAGCCATGACTTAGTTAAAACCGATTTGGCATGGCTGGCAGAGCAAGGCTTGGTCACCCTGAGTCAGGCCGACGGCATGACCGTGGCAAAGCTCACCACACGCGGGTTCGACTGCACCCAAGGCACAGCAGTAGTGCCTGGCGTTAAACGCCCGACACCGCAAGGCTGATATGGCACGCCGCTCAAAAATAGAAACCCTGCCCAAGGCCGTTAAAGAATGGCTTGATGCGCAGTTGGTAGAGGGTAATTTCTCGGGCTACGAGGCCTTGGCGAACGAGCTTAAAGGGCGTGGCTACGACATCAGCAAAACGGGCTTACATCGCTATGGGCAGGCTTTTGATGAGCGGCTTAAAACACTCAAGCTGGTAACTGAACAAGCCCGCGCTGTGGTGCAGGCCAGCCCAGACGATGAAGACGCGATGAACCAAGCGCTGGTGCGTATGACGCAAGAGAAGCTTTTTGGCCTGCTGCTTGAAATGCAGGTTGACCCAGCAAAAATCAATTTGTCGGGCATTACCCGGTCTATTGCAGAGTTGGCGCGCGCGAGCATTAATGTCAAAGATTTTGCGGCCAAGGTGCGGCTGCGGGCTCAAGAAGCTGCTGCCGATGTAGCCAGCACGCTCAAAACAGCGGGCATGAGTGATGAAGGTGTCGAGCAAATTAAAAACCGTATTTTGGGCGTGGGAGCTTAAATGTTGCCCACTACGACACGCACTACGATGCCCATCTCGGAGCTAACTCCTGCGTCTAGTCAGGTGTCAAATGCGGCGGTGCTGCTGCCTTATCAGCAGGCTTGGCTGTCAGACGAGAGTGACGTCAAAATCATTGAAAAATCTCGCCGGGTGGGCTTGAGCTGGGCAGAGGCTGCGAGTTGCGCCCTGGTGGCTGCGGCGGCCAGTGGCATGGACTGCTGGTACATTGGCTACAACCAAGCAATGGCGCAAGAGTTTGTGCGCGATGTGGCTTTTTGGGCTAAGCACTACAACACAGCCGCTGATCTGCTGGGCGAAGAAGTGTTGCGTGATGAGGATAAAGACATTTTGACTTACGCGGTCAAATTTGCCAGCGGCCACCGCGTGACTGCGCTCTCTAGCCGACCCAGCAATTTGCGTGGCAAGCAAGGCGTCGTGGTCATTGACGAGGCCGCATTTCATGACGATTTGGACGGCTTGCTCAAAGCCGCTATGGCCCTGCTCATTTGGGGTGGCAAGGTGCGCATCATCAGCACGCATTTTGGCGTTGACAACAAATTTAACGAGGTGATTAACGACTGCCGTGCGGGCAAGCTGCCCTACAGCGTGCATCGCGTCACGTTTGACGAGGCTATTGAGCAAGGGCTTTACAAACGCGTCTGCCAAGCCAAGGGCGAGGCCTATAGCACTAAGGGTGAGCAAGACTGGGTGCATGACATTCGCGCCATGTATGCGCACAACGCGGCCGAAGAGCTGGACTGCGTTCCCAGCAACAGCAGCGGCGCTTATCTGAGTCGATCACTCATTGAGCAGCGCATGGTGAGCACTGCGCCGGTGCTGCGCTACAGCTGCTCCCAAGGCTTTGAGCAGCTGGCCGACCACGAGCGCAGCGCCCATGCGCAAGACTGGATTGATGAGTATTTGCACCCCGTGCTTGCCCAATTGCCCAAGGCTTCGCGCAGCAGTGTGGGGGTTGACTTTGGCCGCAGTGGCGACTTGTCGGTGTTCATCCCCCTGATTGAGGGGCAGGGCTTGCAACGCTCAGCGCCTTGCATTATTGAGCTGCGCAATGTGCCTTTTAAGCAACAAGAGCAAATTTTGTTCGTGCTGGCTGACCACTTGCCGCGCCTTAATTATTTGGCGCTAGACGCACGGGGCAACGGCCAGTATTTGGCCGAGGTCGCTATGCAGCGCTACGGTCAAAACAGTGTGGACCAAGTCATGCTCACACAAAACTGGTACCTTGAAAACATGCCCCGCCTAAAAGCAGCACTTGAAGACGGCACGCTAGAGAGCTTGCCCAAAGACGCCGATGTGCTAGACGACTTGCGGGCCATCACCGTAGTTAAAGGTATTCCGCGCATCCCAGAGGGTAAAACCAAGCTTGGCAAAGGCCAGCAGCGCCACGGCGATGCGGCGGTGGCCCTTTGTCTAGCGTGGTTTGCCTGCCAACAAGGCGGCGGGCTGATTGAGTACATTGCAGTGCCGCTGCGCCCAAGCCAAGCAGCGGGCAACACCAACTTCATGCGTCCCAATCATTCGAGTGACTTTCCTCACTCAGCCTCAAGGCGCAACTGGTAGTTTCACAGTAAAATTACTTCCCACAAATCGCACAATAAACGCCCCATAGTTAAGCCCTGTGGGGCGTTTGCATTTTGGTGGCGTTTTCACCTGTTGCAAAAGTGTTTCATTTTTTGCTATAGTTCGGGAATGGAGTTTGAAACCTCCTTTGAAGTAGCGGAAAGCCGCACCCGACAGCAATGCGGCTTTTTTTCGCCCATAGATTTTGTGCCACAAGCATATAAAAGTTATGGGCGGATGCGCCAGTCCGTAAGGCCGGCGACTTGGCTACTTCCAAGGTTTCAACATCCGCCCACCCTCGTTTGAAACCGAGACTTTTTGTGACTCAAGTAGGAGCGAATTCATGACCGCAACCACACTGTTAACCCCCTGCAGCACGGCAGACTACATTGCCATGCCCGAAGATGATTACAACGATCTTATTCGTGCGCGAGAAGCCATCTCTGCTGTAGCCTATTTGTGTTTAGAGGTTGCCAACAAAGCCAGCCATCACCCAAGTAAAGACGGGTTTATGACCCTGCCTGCCACAGATATGTCAAGCCTGTTGCTTTGCATTAGTGACAGCATGCAAAAAGACTCATGTCAGTCAATGAGCAAGTTTTTAAGCCTACAAACTGACCAAATGTCAAAAGCATGAGGAATGAATTTCAGGCCAAGCATGATTTCAATCGCCCTTGTTTCACCTTGGTAGGGTACTTGATCCATAAATTTATGAATCAAGTACAAAGGAGCAAATCATGACTATATTAGTTCCAACCTTTGATGGCGAACTCAACGACACCCGTCAATCTCTGTGCAACGCCCGCGACCTGCACGGCTTTTTGGGTGCTTCAACTGTCTTTGCTGACTGGATCAAACGTCGCCTCGACAAATGCCGTTTTCAGCCAGACAGGGACTACTTGCTTCTCAAAGTTGCGAACCAAGTCCCGCATCAAGGCGGATACAGAACCCAGCAAACAACTGAATATCACCTGTCGTTGTACGCTGCCGAGCACATTGCCATGATGGAAGGTAGTGAAATTGGGTTCCAAATACGTGACTACTTCATCCGCATGCGCAATCACGCGCAAAAGCTCATCCCGAGCCCTGGCGTAGTGCGCCAATACGGTCTGCGCCACCCTGCGGCGCTACTCACGCCCGAAGAGAAGCAGCTTTTGCTAGAAACCCGCCCAGACTGGAAGGCCATTCACCCAATGGTGCTGGCGGGTATGAATGGCAATGAGATTGCGGACAAGCTGAGCCAGGCTAGAACGACGGTGTACAACAAAATCAGCCGTATGCGCATGTGTGGACTATTGCCGCCAGATCCGCGTCGGGTGGCGCTGCGCATCGAGCAGGCCATGACAGATCTAACCCGGCGTCAGGCCGATGTGACGTTTAATAAACCGCTTTAATTTGATCTAAAGCACATCTCGCACATTATTATGGTCTTACCTATTTGGTGACCATAAAAATGACCCGGATACTAGACCAAAACGGCCAGCCTTTTAGCCAAGACGCCTTGGCTGAACCCCAAACCTCACGTCTGCTGCACCTAAAGCGCGAGCTGGCAGGCCACCCGGCGCGGGGGCTTACGCCTGCTCGGCTAAACGAAATATTGGAGTCTGCCGAGCATGGTGACTTGACTGCGCAGCATGAGCTTTATAAAGACATGGAGCAGCGCGATGGACATTTGTTTAGCCTGCTGTCTAAGCGCAAGAGCGCCATTACGCTGTTGGACTGGGACGTTGTGCCACCCCACAACGCGAGCAAGGCTGAGCAAGACCAAGCCGTATATGTGAAAGAGTTGTTGACTGACTTTACGAAGTTTGAGTTTTTAATGTCGGATGCGCTCGACGCGATTGGTCACGGCTTTAGTGCTGTTGAGCTAGAGTGGCAGCGGCTGGGGGGCGATTGGGTCATTAAGACCGCTACGCACCGGCCGCAGGGCTGGTTTAGGCTAGACATCGAGACGCATTCACAAATTTTGCTGCGCGACAAGGGCATGGGCCAGCCGCTCATACCCTTTGGTTGGGTGCTGCACAAACATCAGGCCATGAGCGGCTATGCAGCCACCAATGGCCTGATGCGGGTGCTGGTGTGGCCCTATTTGTTTAAGCATTTTTCGGTGGGTGACTTGGCCGAGTTTTTAGACATTTACGGTTTGCCTATTCGCCTGGGCAAATACCCTGCCAACGCCACAGATGACGAAAAAGGCACGCTGTGGCAGGCGGTAGCGGGCATTGGACACAATGCGGCGGGCATCATTCCGCAGAGCATGATGGTGGAATTTGTAGAAGCCGCCAAGGGCAGTGAAAAACCCTTTGAAGCCATGATTGCCTGGTGCGAACGCACGCAGAGCAAGGCCGTGCTGGGCAGCACCCTCACCAGCGACGCAGGTGCCACTGGCTTAGGCAGCGGCTTGGCCGAAATACACAACGAGGGGCGGCGCGAAATACGCGACAGCGACTGCAAAAAGCTTGCCAGCACCCTGACCGAGCAGCTCATTTACCCGCTGCTGGCGCTTAACAAAGGTGTGGCCGATGTGCGCCGCTGCCCGCGTTTTGTGTTTGACACGGGCGAGGCCGAAGACATTAAAACCTTTGCTGACGCGCTGCCCAAATTGGTGGGCATTGGCTTTGGCGTGCCTGTCAAATGGGCGCATGAACGCTTAAAAATACCACTCCCCGCCGAGGGCGAAGCCGTGTTGGCTGTGCAAGCCGCTGGGCTTGGCGACACTGGTGTTGGTGCTGGTGCCGCAAATAAGGCCGAAGCCGGGGTAAACAAGACGAGCCCAACAAGCCAGCCGGGTGGCAAAAAAACGGCCTTGGCGCAAGCCGTGCTGGCCGCAACTTCGACCAAAACCAATGCATCAAACCCTGCGCCCGCGCCCTACCATGACCAGGCGGTGCTAGACGCTGCCTTGCTAAGCATGGACAGCGGCCTGCAAAGCAGCGCCGAAGTCTGGCTAAAGCCTGCTTTGGCTGCATTAAGGCAATGCAAAACGCCTGAGGCGGCGCTCAATTTGTTGAGCAGCAGCAACCCGCAAACCGATGACAAAGTGCTGGCTGAAGCCTTGGCGCGTGTGCTGTTTGTGGCTGAGCTGGTGGGTTTGGACAGTGGTGCGGCCGAGCTGATTTAAGGCCACTTAAACATGACGCCAGACAGCCCCAGCATCATTGCGGCTATGAAAATGCCGCCTGAAGAGGCAGTTGCATTTTTGCAAGCCAAGGGTTTGCAAGTCAGCGAATCTTGGCGCGATATTTGGCAGAGTGCGCACACGCGGGCGTTTACGGTGGCTCGGTCTGCGGGCTTTGATGTGCTGGGGGACATTAAAGAGGCTTTGATCACGGCGCTAAACGAGGGGCAAATCGCCCAGCAGTTTATTGACTCGCTGACCCCAACCCTGCAAGCCAGGGGCTGGTGGGGCAAGGCCATAGACCCGGCCACGGGCGAGATCACTAAACAATATGGTGACAGTGGTCGCCCCGTGGAGCTGGGCAGCCCACGCAGGCTCAAGCTCATTTATGAGCAAAATCTGCAAACTGCATTTATGGCTGGGCGCTACAAATCGTTTATGGCGGCCACAGATACGCACCCCTTTTGGCAATATGTGGCCGTGCTCGACAACCGCACACGCCCAGCGCACCGCGCCATGCACGGGCGGGTGTTTCGCTACGACGACCCGGTCTGGAGCGTGGCCTACCCACCCTGCGGTTGGCGCTGCCGTTGCCGGGTGCGGCCTTTGTCAAATTACACCCTCCAAAACGAGGGCCGTGCGGTTGAAACAGCCAGCGGCCATATCAGCGAAATTGAGGTGCCACAGGCCAGCGGCAGCGTCATCAAAGTCAAGCGCATCAGCCTGCCGGGCATGAGCAAGCCTTTTCAGCCAGACGCGGGTTGGGATTACAACCCCGCTGACATCAATGCAGTGCGCTGATTGATATGGCCGCTTTAGAAATTAAGCTCACGGGCAACGCCCAGCAGCAGCTGAGTCAAATTCAGCATCGCCTGGCCAATCCGGCCAAGCTGATGGCGAGCGTATCGGTTGAATTAGCATCGTTAACTGAGAAAGCCTTTGATAAGGAGGGCAGCCCAGAGCGTTGGCAGTCTTTGGCTGCGTCAACCATCAAAGCACGTACCAAACGCGGCCATTGGCCTGGCAAAATTTTGCAAGAGTCTGGTGGTATGGCTGCCAGTGTCACGCCGTCAAGCAACGCAGACGAGGCAAGGCTGACATCTTCAAAGCCTTATTCTGCAATTCAACAACTTGGGGGCAAAGCTGGCAAGGGCGGCAAAGTGCTATTGCCATCACGCCCTTACATGCCTTTTAGAAAAAATGGCGACGAGTACAAACTGACAGACGAGGCAGACAAGAGCATAAAAGCGATGCTGGAGTCGTTTTTAACGCCAAAAATTTAAATCGGCCAAATTTTCACGCTGTGCAAGCCTTTTTAAATTACTATCCCGATTGTTCCCGCCAAATCCCGGATAGTCCCGTATTTATCTCGTTAATTCACCGTATTTATCTCTCCCCCGTTCATGAGCACCTGCGCCAATGGATTGGCAAGCAACAGACTGAACACGACACCATCAC